CAAAGTTGCTAAAAAGTAGTATATAGGCTATAATTATATAAGAGACCTAGGCATGTCTTTAAACTGCCCCTTAATATTAGGAGATAAAAAATGGCAGCAAAGGGTAGTCTAGAAGCAATCATTGAGGTTGCAAAGAAAGAAGTGGGCACAATTGAAGGCCCTAAAGATAATGAAACAAAATACGGCGCATGGATGAAGGTAAACTTCCAACCATGGTGCCAGTCATTTGTTTCTTGGTGTGCAATGACGGCAGGGGTTGCAAAGTTTCCAAAGTCTGCATCAACAGTAGCAGCATCAGATCAGTTTAAAAAAGAAGGCCGTTGGTCAGATGCACGTAATGATGATCCACAAGCAGGAGACTGGATTTATTTTGATTTTCCAGATGACGGTGTAAATCGTATTTCACATGTTGGTCTTTGCATTAAGAACAATGGAGATGGAACTATCCAAGTTATTGAAGGAAATACTTCAGGGACTGCAAAAGGAGATCAGCGCAATGGTGGAATGTGTGTTGAAAAGACTCGTGGCTATGTAAAGAACAATAAGAAAAAGTTAGTTAACGCTGTTGTTGGTTGGGGTCGTCCAGTTTATACTGGAGAAGAAAATGCTCCACTACTAAACAAGTTAGCAGCAACGCCCGCTACAGTTAAGGCTACTTTGGCAGATTCTGTAAAGCAGGCTGAAAAACCTACTGCAAAGAAGTTATCTGGTGGCGGAGGGAAAGGTCCTGTGGCCCTATAATGAAGTTAAACAAGAAAAGCATATACAGGTCTTTGTCGTGGCAATTAGTTCAAATAGGTAAGGGGTAATATAATGTTTATTGGTAATGACGCAATTAGTCCAACAAATATAATTGGCGGATGCATTGGTGAATATAAAAATCTTTGGGACTTAGATAAAATTAATCAATACATCAATAGTGTTGAAGGTATAGTTAAAGATAAAAATTCAGAAATTATTTTTAAAAAAGCAGTGGTAATGGATGAGTTAAATGGAATTGAAAATAATACAACTAATAGAACAAATTATGATCTTTCTTTAACAGAACAAGCATTTAAAAATAAAAATTTAAAAGATATAAATAATGATTTTTATTTAACATTAAATTCCGCTGTAAATAATTTTCAAGAAATTTTTGGAATTGAAGGTTCTTTGTTTTTTGTTGAGCCATTTAACCTATTAAGGTATCAAGGTGGACAACACTATGATGCTCACTATGATGGTTCAACAGCAGAAAAAAGATCTGTTTCTGCAATTTTTTATATGAATGATAATTATGAAGGTGGAGAACTTGAATTTGTCAACTATGGAATAAAAATTAAACCAAGTGCGGGATCAATGTATTTATTTCCATCAAACTGGGCATATAGACATATTGCTCATCCAGTAACATCTGGAACTAAATATGCAATAGTTACATGGTTACACGATAGATTACAATAATGCCAACATATGATTATCAATGTAGTGTTTGTTCTATTTCTATTGAATTCAAAAGAGAATTTGGTGAAGATAGAGAACCTTCTTGCTGTAGTCAAACAATGACAAGACAATGGTCTGCTCCTACCGCTATATTTAACGGTAATGGATTTTACTCAACCGACAACAGAAAGTAGCAGTATAATATGAATATGACAATTACAGAAGATGTTGCAGAAAAAGAATGGTTATTAAAAGCAACAGATCGTTGTGATTCTTGTGCATCAGAAGCACTTGTAAAAGTAACTGGAATATCTGGAGATCTGATGTTTTGTGGTCATCATTACAACAAAATAATGGATAATCCTGAAGGATATAAAAAAATGATGTCATTTGCAATTACAGTTGTTGATGAACGAGAAAAACTAATTAATTAATTAAAATGTTAATTAATGAAAATAACTACTCTAATGTTTTATTTATTCATATTCCAAAGACTGCTGGAACATCTATATTTAATTTTATTTACAACAAAGGCTTAGATCCATGGAATAGGACTTTTCCAAGAAGTCATGAATCTTACATTTCTTTAAAAAATAATAACATAATAGATAGTAATGTTTTTTCATTTTCTGTTGTAAGAAATCCATATACAAGAACATATAGTTGTTTTCACCAATTTAATAAAACAAATAAAACAGACATATCTTTTATTAAATACCTAAAAAATATTAAAAATAATGAAATTTCTTTAAGGACACCATTATTACATCTACCTCAATCACATTATATTGTTGATGAGTTAGACAATATAGCGGTTAAAAAAATATATAGATTTGAAAACTTAAAAGAATTTGAGTTTGATTTTACGTGTAATCTAAGGTTTGACAATATTGGAAACTATATGGTAGACTTATATAATAAAGATTATACAGGTGAGGCAATAGAACTGACTCAAACATTATACGATTCAGATTTTCTTCGCTTTAAATATTCTAAAAATTTTGACTATTCAATTGGAGTTGCTCATGACTAAAATATTAGAAGACTTTAATTTTAAAAATCATGGCAATTATGATATAGATAATATAAAAAATATTATAGTTAAACTTTCAAATGAGTGGTTTGTTAATACTTCAAGACAAGATACATATGATACACATAAAAATACAATTTCATATTTTATGTATCAAACAGACTTAAATTGGAAAAATGGAGAAACTTTTCTAGTTAATGCTAAAGCAGAAGATAAAAAACTTTTAGAACTAATTGAGCCAATAATTAAAGATTTAGAAATAATTCATAATGGAGTAAGAGGAAATGTTCTTTTTATAAAATTAGTAGCAGGAACAGACATTGCTCCACACCATGATGGTGGAAACTATTTAGACTGTACTAGAAGGCACCATGTTCCAATTATAACTTCTGATAAAACATTTTTTAGTGTTGGTTTAGAAAAAATTAATATGGCAACAGGAGAGTGTTGGGAAATTAACAATACAAGACTTCATTCAGTAGAAAATAATAGTGATATAGATAGAGTTCATTTACTTATTGACATTATGCCAAATAAATATTTAGAAAAGAAAAACAATTAAAATGATTATTCAAATTATGGGGCTACCAGGTTCTGGCAAAACAAAATTAGCAAATTCACTAAAAGAACGCATTAACGCTATTCATCTTAATGCAGATGAGGTTCGTGCAACAGTCAATTCAGATCTAGGGTTTGCTCCAGAAGATAGACTTGAGCAGGCCCGTCGTATGGGTGAGATGGCAAGACTTATCTCTAAGCAAGGAGTTGCTCCAGTCATTGTTGATTTTGTGTGTCCAACAGACTTAACTCGTGTAGCATTTGGTAAGCCAGATATTTTAGTATTTATGGATACAATTGCAGAAGGTCGCTTTGAAGACACAAATAAAATGTTTGAACGACCAACAGAGTTTGATGTATCATTTATTAGCCACAACTTAGATGCAGAAGCAAAGGCATCTCACATCATTGATAAGTTTAGTCTTCATGATTGGTCTGCACCTACAACTCTTATGCTGGGTAGGTACCAGCCCTGGCACGAGGGCCACCACGCCCTTTACAGGGAGGCTGGCAAGAGAACTGACCAAGTACTTCTTGGAGTCCGTAATACCTACAATACAAGCGAAAAGGATCCTCTTAAGTTTGATCAGGTAAAAGAATACATTGCTAAAGATGAGTTTATGGACGGGGCATTAGTACTAAGACTACCTAACATTACCAACATTGTATATGGTCGTGATGTAGGATATAAGATTGAGCAAGTAGATTTGGGGGCAGACATTCATGCTATTTCTGCAACTCAAAAGCGAAAAGATCTTGGCATATGAATAAGTTAACCTACGTATGGAAAATTGCTAAAGACAGATGGATGCGTCCATATGATGAAATTATTTTGCGTTTTAATACAAAAGCAAAAGAAGGCGATTCATTGGTATGGAGAGTATATGTAAATGGTGTTGAACACCTTGCTAGTGGGTTTGAAGTTCATGGATACATGTATGATCAAATTTCATATGAGGCAGAAGTTAAAAAATTTAATGTTGGATGTAAGGGAAGAGTTCGCTGGGATGGAACTAAAGCGGTAATTATTACAGCAAGAAAGCAACCAGAGGCAGCATTTTGAAAGTAACAAAAGCAAGATCGCTTGTTAAGGCATTAAGTTATAGAGTTTGGGGTACATTATCATCATTTGTTGTTGCCTATGTACTTACCAAAAACGCTACACTTTCAGGGGCAATTGCCTTCTGGGAAACGGTAGTTAAAGTATTTATCTACTATGCTCATGAGCGTGGATGGAACTATATACAATGGGGGAGAAAATAATGTATGAATACTATGTAAGAAAAGTAGAGAACGTAGTAGATGGAGATACCATTGACGTTCTTATTGATTTAGGGTTTGATATTATATTTGGATCCCGTGTGAGATTGGCTGGTATTGATACCCCAGAGTCTCGCACAAAGGATCTTGCTGAGAAGGCTCTTGGTCTTGAAGCAAAGGAGTACCTAAAGAAATCTCTTAAAGATGCTAAGTCTGTTGTAATTAAGACTGAAAAGATGGATTCATCTGAAAAGTATGGTCGCATTTTAGGCTGGGTATATGTAGATGGCAACACAGTATCTATTAATGACATGATGATAAATGATGGTTATGCCTGGGGATATCTTGGAGATACTAAAGTTAAAGATTTTGCAGCACTCAAAAAGGCTAGACTAAAATCAGGTAAGTAATGAATGCAAAAAGTCAAGCACTTCTTGAACATTTAATTATGCAAGGTGCAATTGAGATGGCTGGCATTGATGCTAATGGAGAAATGACTTATGCAATTACAGATAAGTTACAAGAAGTTCATCCAGAACTATATATGGAACTCAAAAGTGAGTTTGAATATAATATGTTTGAGATGATTCAGGCTGGTCCAAAAATTATGACTTGGAAGATTAGGACAAACTAAATGAATACTATTTTATATTTTACAGCAGACTGGTGTAATCCTTGTCAAAGAACAAAACCCTTTGCTGAAGAGTTAATCCGTGACGGGGCTAATATTAAGTTTATTGATGCAGATTCAGAAATAGAGATGGTCAAGAATTTTAAAATTATGTCAGTTCCTACCTATGTTGTTTTAAAAGATGGACAAGAAGTTCATCGTGCTAATGGTGCAAAGACAAAAGAACAGTTACAAGGATTGATTAATTATGAGTAGCAATGAAGATGATCTAATAAATAATTTAATTCTTCAAGGGGCTTTAGAGGTTGCTGGATTAGACTCTGAAACTGGAGAGTTCTTATATGCTGTAACCCCTAAACTGCAAGAGGTTATGCCAGATATGTATGAGGACCATCTTAAGGTGGTAAATAAAGACCTATTAAATTTATGGGAAAAGGGATACCTAGATATTGATTTTTTTTTAACAGATCCAATAGTTACTATATCTGAAAAGGGTCTGGACAAAAATGAGGTCTCTAAACTTACTAAGCCAGAAATCTGGGCATTAGAAGAAGTCAAAAGACTACTAAAGAACTAAAATCTGATATAATGAATATCTAAAGTAGGAGGATTGCTATGCCAGTAGGGAAGCCAGTAGGAGAATATAAGGTTATTACAAGCCTAGAAAAGTCAATGCCTGTAGAAGGTGATTTTGTTATTACAACAGGAGAAGATGAAACATATGTTGGAATTATTCAATATGTGATGGTGGATGGCATGTTTGGAATAGAATACTCTGACTATTCATTAAAAGCCTCAACAGAAGAGCCAGTAGTCCTAGTCCGTATTCTTGAATTTGAGGAAGACTATGGTTGGGATGAAACTGAATATTTAATTGGTGTAAAGGCCTCTATGGTAACAAAAATTGAACCATTATTTATTCCAGATCTTCAAAATAATAATTCTATGAATTCAGATGTTGCTATGGCAATGTACGATTCATCAATTGGCAAGGCAAAAAAGCCTAACTATGCAGATATAATTAAGCCCAGTTCAGGTGGATCAAAACCATCTAATCCAAAACTTTATGCAAGAGTTGTTCAAGCAGCAAAAGATAAGTTTGATGTATATCCTTCTGCAGTTGCAAATTCTTGGGTAGTACAAGAATATAAAAGACGTGGTGGAACATACAAGTCTGATCAAGCATCTACAACAAAAAGTATTTGGGATGGATCGTTTGATCCAAAAGGTTTAATCAAATAATGCCAAAGAAAAAAGCACAATCATTTAATGCAACACAAATTAAGGACGGAAAGATTGTACGCATGAATAAAAACGGTACAGTTAAATCTATTCTTGGTCCATATGAAGTTAAGCATCCAAAGAAAGATAAGTAATGGCAGATACATACTCTCCTAACGATGGCATGAAGTCTGCAGCACGACGTGCTTTAAAGTATAAAGAAGATGGCAAAGCAACAGGTGCTGGTACTCCAGTAGGCTGGGGCAGGGCAACAGATATTGTAAATGGTACACCTATGTCTCTTGATACTGTTAAGAGAATGTTTTCTTTCTTTTCACGTCACGAAGTGGATAAAAAAGGAAAAGATTTTGATAACTCAGAAAACCCATCTAATGGCAAGATTATGTGGTTAGCCTGGGGTGGAGATGCAGGGTTTGCTTGGAGTCGTGCTATAGTTGAGCGTGAAAAAAATAAAACAGAAAAATTATGGATAGGAAGTCCATTTAGTTTAAGGGGGAAATAAGTATGGAACAACTGACTGTTGCAGAATATAACCAATTACTTAGTTATTATAAGAATAAAGTATTAGAACTTGAGTTTAATTATCTTTTGCTTCAAATTGAAAGTAAAAGATCAATAGACAAAAAAAATAAAGATTTAGATGATGAAATTGCGGTTTATAGAAAGGCTATAGATGATGAAAGATTGGCATTTTTAGAAATTCATAAAAAAGAATTAGAAAAAAATAAATTAAAAAAGAAAACAATTCCAACAAAGAAATAAAATGAATTATCTTATTGTTTTCTTGACAACCATAGCCTTTTGCGCTATAATTATAATAATAAATAAAAAAAGAAATAAATCTTTTAGTAAGGTATTATATCGTCAAAGCGATATGCATAATATATTAAAAGATATTTTCTTTAAAGATATTTTTGATGATAAAGTTATTACTTCTCAATCTAAGATTTGGAAAGAGAAGCAAACAACTAGGGTTGTCATAATAAATGAAAAAGCATATTGGGTGTCAAATAACATGTTTTATGTTGGAGATACGGTGGATGGAAAAGTTAGGCCAGAAACTGGCAAGCCTTTAGACACAACCAAGATGTCAAAAAAAGAAGTAGATAAAATGTTATTCATCCTGGATAACTTAAAGAATGGGAAACTAAATGATAGTGGCAGTGCAGGGAACCAGTGAGTTTGATGACTATAACCTATTCCTTCGTGCTATAAGCGTTGCTTTATCTGGAATGAAAGAAGAAGAAAAAGATTTTATAATTTATTCTGCTGGTCCAACAAAGATCAATTCTTTTGTTTCAGAGTTTTCAAACCTTTCAGAAAGAGGAATGAAAGCCAGGGGTCGTAAAATAAAGTTTTATAAGGTTCCAGAAAGTTGGTTATACAACAATATGGAAAACATAAACTATTTTGCTTTTCTTAGTAAACCAAAAGAGCCAGTATCAAAATTAACAACTTTTGCAGAATCAAAAAATGTAGAAGTAGGAATCTTCCGTTACTAAAAGAAAGAATATCATGATAATCAATTCGTTGGCACAAATGGAAAAAATTGTTCAAAGAAATAAAGAACTTGCATGGGTTGGCTGGGACGTTGTAGAACGTAAAAGATCAGATCTTGCCAGAACATCACCAAGCGGTGTACGTGTAAAACATGCCTGGTACCTACAAAAAACCTTTAACCTTAATCGTAATGGTTGGGACATTCCAAACAAATACGGTCAGTAAATGAAGCAACATTTATGGAAAGATGAAGCAGCCTGTCTTGGGCTTGATACTAATATATTTTTTGATAAGTATGAGGATGATGTAGAAGTGCGTCCAATTGTAGACTCAATCTGTCAAAGATGTCCAGTATCAAATATTTGTTTTGCTAATGGTGTATCTGGTAAAGAGTATGGTGTTTGGGGTGGAGTATTCCTTGAACTTGGAAATATATCTAGAGAGTTTAATAAACATAAAACTAAACAAGACTGGGCCAATACCTGGCAAGCATTGACGATGGAAAAGTAGTTGTACACAGATCAAATGCGTAGAGCCTTTCACTCTATCCTTCCTCCAAATAACTTTAAGATAGATTTAATTGATAATGAACATTTTTTAACAATTAAATTAGATGAGTATGTGTTTGCAAGGATGGTTCATGATGATAAAATACAAGCCTTACAATATGTATTAAGCATTAAAAAAGCATTAGAAATGGAAGGTGCTATAGTTTTAGTTACAAGAGAGGCAATAAAATGAAAAACATAGTCATTGTTGGCGGTGGGACTGCTGGTTGGTTAACAGCATTATATGCAAAAAAAACCTTTCCAAATGACAATGTTTCTGTTGTTCAAAGCAAGGAAATAGGAATTTTAGGGGCTGGAGAGGGAAGCACTCCAAACTTAGTTGCGCTATTTGATTATTTAGAAATACCAGTTTCTGATTTAATATCAAAAGCAAAAGCAACTATAAAAACAGGTATTAAATTTACAAATTGGTCAAAGGATAATAATTTTTATTATCATGATTTTGGTAAAAAATTTACATTGCCAAATGAAGACTTAATAAGTTACAAACTTTCTGATTATGACGTTCAACTACAAGAAGATACCTTGCATATTATGCAAATTAATGAAAAAAATCAACCAGCATTTTCTTCTAGATATTCAGAAAAAAATTTAGTTCCATTTGTTTATAATGATACTTATAAAAATTCTAGCAACCCTATATATAATTTTGATCAAATGGGTAGTTGGTCCATTCACTTTGACGCAAAACTTTTAGCAAAATTGCTTGAAGAAATTGGATTAACTAGAGGTATTAATAATATTTTTGGAACTGTAAAAGATATTAATTCTGAAAATAATATTGATATAGATAGTATAACTCTTAATGATGAAACTAAAATTAAAACAGATTTTATTTTTGACTGCACTGGATTTTATAAAGTTTTTATAGGAAAACATTTTAAATCAGAGTGGGTAAGTTTTCAAGAATCTCTTCCAATGAAAAAAGCAATTCCATTTTTTATTGATATTGATAAAGAGAATATACCAGCATATACTGAGTCCATTGCAATGAACTATGGATGGATGTGGAAGATTCCATTACAGCATAGATATGGTTGTGGGTACGTATATGATTCTGACTTTATTTCTAATGAAGATGCTAAAAAAGAAATAGAAAAATTTTTAGGATTTGAACCAGATTATCCTAAAGTTGATCCATTTTTATTTAATCCTGGATGTTATAAGGAAATATGGAAAGGAAATTGTTTAGCGGTAGGGTTAGCATCAGCATTTGTTGAGCCTTTAGAAGCAACTTCTATTTTTCAAACAGTTGTAATGTTAAGATCATTTTTTGCAAATAAACACCACATTTTTAATAGAAATAACAAATATATTGAAAATTTTAATAAAGCATATTTAAAAAATACAGAAGAAGTAATGGATTTTATTTATTTACATTATATGACAGATAAAAATAATAATGATTTTTGGATTAACTTTACAAATAAAAATAAAATGACAGAAAAATTAAAGGAAAAAGTTTTTTTATTAAATCAATCTATTTTAGCAGATTGGGATACAACGGTTCCATTTAGTAGCACAAGTTATTATCAGGTATCTTTTGGCATTAATTTATTAAATATTAATAATATTAAAGAAATTATTAATGAAAACAATTTATCAAGATTTAATAAAAATGTAGAAAAAAATGAATTGATTATGAAAGAACTTTCTGACAATTTTATAACTCATTCTAACTTCTTAAAATTTATGGGAGGCTTTCAAGATTAAAATCTTTATATCTATAGCATCTTTCCGTGATCCAGAACTTGAGTGGACCATTAAGAGTGCCATTAACAATGCCAGTAATCCAGAAAATTTATACTTTGGTGTTGTTTATCAGGGCCTACCACTAGAAATGCCAAACTTTGACTTTGTTCCAAACTTGTCACTTGTGACTATGCACTCTAAAGAGGCCAGAGGAGCAGGGTATGCAAGAGCAAAAGCCATGGAACTATACAATAATGAAGACTACTTCCTTCAAATTGACTCACATACAAGGTTTGTTCCTGGGTGGGACTCATTGTCTATTGATCAACTAGAAAGGGCTAAGAATATTTCTGGTCATCAATCAGTTCTTCTTTCATACTTCCCAGCACCTTTTGAGCCAGAAAGTAATGGTGGTATGCATTTAATCAAAAAACATCCAAAGATAAAGTCATATCCAACTAGACAAAAAGTAGCATTAAATAGAAAGAATCAGTGGACAGCAGAAAGACTTGAATTTATAAATAGAGCAAAAGAAGATCCAGAAATATCAGAGACTGTTCTTGGTGGCTTTATGTTTTCTTATGGAGCAATGGTTAATGAACTTCCATATGATCCAGACCTAAGTTTTTTTGGTGAAGAGATTTGTTTTGCTATGAGGGCTTGGACTAGAGGCTGGGATATTTATTCCCCTGCAAAAAATATTGTTTATCATTTTTATTCTCGTGGTGGATACTATAAGATTTGGGGAGATAGAAACCTAAGAGGTTTATCTTGGAAAGAGTTAGAAGAAATATCATACAAGAAACAAAAAAGAGTTCTTTGTGGTAAAGAGGAGGGCATCTTCGGTGCTGGGAATATTAGAACTCTTGAAGAGTATGAAATCTTTACTAATACTAACTTTAAAGATTTTTATAGTTTGACAAAAATTGAGGATTAGGATATACTTAAAACATGTGGAGTGTGGATATGAAAGATATTTTTATTGTTTTTTTTGCAACATTGACAGTTTGTTTTGCACTGTCATATATTTTAGTTTTAAAACAATCCATTAAACTTAAAAGAGATATTTCAAAATTATTTATTGAAAACACTTTGCTTCAAGAGTATGTTGATCTAACAAAATCTACAAAAACAAAAGAAGACTCAGACGAATCAATACACAAAGAGAATTTTATTAAGTTTCTTTCTGACTCACGAGACTGGGCTTTTTCATATATTGAAAGCGTACAAAAAGGATTAACAAAGTTTGTTAGTGATGTTGATGCAGATGTATCACATTTTGATGAATATGGAGATGCATTGTCTATGTCAAGACCAGACTATCCATCTATGAAAAATATTTCAAAGGCATATAAAGAATTAAAAACACTTCTTCCAGAGGATGAAATAAAATAATGAGAGATATATTATTATCAACACTAACAGGTTTTGGGTGTGGCGTAGTCTTTGCTGCATTCAAATTACCAGTTCCAGCACCGCCAGTTTTGGCGGGAGTCGCAGGAATTGTAGGGCTATGGGCTGGATATGCTATACTAATAAAGGTTCTATCCTAGGAGGAAACATGAACACAGAACAACTAAAGGCACTACTTGCATCATACGGACGTTCAGTCCTTGCATCAGGCCTTGCACTATACATGGCAGGAGTAACAGATCCAAAGGATCTATGGACTGCCCTTGTTGCAGCCATTGCACCTGTTGCAATTAGAGCAATCAATCCTAACGACAAGGCTTTTGGTCTACTACCAGATGCTAAGGCCGTAGAGACCGCTCTGAAGGCTGCTAAGGCACCTGCAAAGAAGAAGGCACCTGCTAAGAAGGCAGCGCCAAAGAAGTAATATTTACTTACAGAATTGCCAGTCTAGAGATAGGCTGGCTTTTTTGTTTTAAGAATTAATAATATCTATATATTTTTGTTTTAATGACTCTCTTGAAAAATGTTCAAACCCTAAATTAAATGCTTTTGTTTTCATTGCTTGTTTATCACTAACAATATAGTTATCAATAAGTTTAGCAAGTGATTTAGGATTAACAGACCAAACACCAACAGTTGCTTTAGCCTTAAACCTATCAATTTTGTCAGCCTCTAGTGTCCATTCATCTGGTAATACAGTTGTATTAGGAGAAATCCTGGGCATAAAAACTGGTAGCCCACTCATCAATGCCTCATTCATTGGTAAACATAAACCAGCATATCTTCTAGGCAATACCATTGCATCGTAACCAGAGTAGAGATCCTGTTTGTTTGCAACGTTATCTGTTTCTATAATAACTCTTTCATCTGTTGTTTTAATCTCTAAAGGTGTTTGTGTTTTAATAACTAATTTATAATCTTCTCTTGAATAATTAAGCATCTGAATAACCGTTTCGGTACCGTTGCGATCTTTAACGGCTGCCTTGCCAGCAACATGCAAGATCCTTCTATGGTCTTGTGTATTTATATTTCTTACATCTTTAAATAACTCTGCGTCAGTTGGTGGCGGTAGATGAATAACTTCACATCTATCACCATATAGATTCTTGATATCATTTATATGCCAAGTGCTTGGAGCCAATAATACATCTGGCAAGGACCAATCTTCGTGTTGTAAGTTACCTAAAAATTCATAGTTATATTGAAGAATTGTTTTTATACCAGCCATTCTAGCCATGTCAACAAGTTGTTGTGAGTAAAATGTTTCACAACTAATAACAACATCAAGGTTTTGTAAAAATGCTTTTACTTCTCCTTGTCTAGGAAACCCTCTGTCTGTCGTAATACAGTCATAACCTGCATACCACTCAGGATGTTGTTCATTTTGATTAAAAAAACTTGAGTTAATGAGTAAAATTTTGTCAGGATTTAACATGTTTACTAGTTCTCTGGTTTGATTACCCAGGCCAGTGTTGTCAGATCTTGCTATGATTCCTAGTCTCATTCTTTATATCCCCAAAAATTATCATCTGTAGTAAATTTTTTATGACCATCACGGCCATCTAAATGGTAAGACCTTTTAATGTTTGTGTCAGGATGATAGATCCATAACTTGTGTATATCCCAGCCATCTTTGTTAAAAATATCATATGGCAAAATATCATCTTGAACCCTGCCATGAAAGGTATCTTCTATAAAAAAGAATTTGTCACATGATGGCAAGACAACATCTCTATAATAACTTTTGGTTGTTAAGTGTGGACGTTGGCTCCATTGTGCAGTCTGTAAAAATCCATCCTCTAAATCAAACATTAAGTGCTTGTGAGGTTCTGGAATAAAGGCTTCAAAGTGAAAACGAATAGTGTTTGCTTTGCCATACTCAATCATATCTAAACACTTTTCCCAATCAATGGGGTCAAGTGTAAGAGGAGCATCTCCCTCAACATAAAGAAGCAATGATGTTTTTATTTCTGACATTGTTCTACGCATCATTCCTGTTTGGTGTATATGACTCTCAAAAACCATTGGCAAAACATTTTTATATTCATGCAAACATTTCCATAAAATACGATTTTTATATTCATCATAGTCTGCTTTGCGGTGATTTTGTTCTCTTCTTAATCCATCAATTTGCATGATTATCTCGTTATCTGGAAAATGAAATCTAATAGACTTAATTGTTTCATCTATGATATCTGTACTTGGATGAGATGGCAAAACAGAAGTTACCACAACAATAGTTATATCTCTTTTATGCATTTAGTTGCTCCATTATTCTACTACCTAAATCTCTTTTATATTTAATCCACCAAGAAACAACTTTGTGCATATTGCTTGGATAGTTTTCTAATAAATCTGGCAGAAGTTCTTGAATATTATTCCAGTTATCTAAAGATTCAACAGGGAATTCGGGACCAAACATTTTTTTATAAAACTTTGTCTCTGTCATGCTTGGATCTAGTTTATCTGCAATTGGAAGAGTTAATAATTCTATTGATTCAAAGAATCTAAATGTATCTATTACTGCTGCCCCAGATGGACATGGAGCAATCTTTGCACTTGAAAGTTTGGCATAGTAATCTTTTGGCTTATCTCCAAGTGAAAACCCTTTTGTTGGTCCATAGAGTGAATTTTTTAACCTTGGCATAACTGAGGCTAATTCTTTTCTCCTTGAGTGTGTTATCTGTCCACCAAAATATACATCATATTCTTTTTCTTTATACTCTGGAACGTTGTCCTTTAGGTGTTGTGGAACTCCAATTGGCATCTTGTTATATTGATCATGCTTTTCATGAGGGTATTGAATCCATATCTCAATATTATTATGTCTAATTTTACTTACATCAAACCTAGCATTCTCATCTCCATTAATAAATAAAACAACTCTAGAAAGTTTATTTAATTCATTAGACAAGAGTTCTTCATTGCCCGCAGTCTGTGGTCCAGGAATTACAACAAAGGCTTTATCTGCTTTTGGAATCTCTGTAACCCTTGTTTGATCTACTTCATACTTATCAAATATTTCTTTTAATAATCCATAATCCCATTTGTCATTTGCATAGTCTTGTCCATCATGAGAATATAAGTATGCGTTATATTGATTCATAATATAAGTGAACCTCATGCTGATAGTCTAAAATTATTTCAGTATAACCTAATCCTTTAATCCATTGTCTAAGATTATATAAAGATTCATTCCATTGCTGTAGCATAAACTCAGGGTGTCCAGATAACCAAATCTTTGGTTTGTGCTCTCTAAGCACCCTCTCAGCCCCTCCTAGGACCCTCCACTCACTACCCTCTACGTCCAAGGAAATGGCGGTAGGTGGTTTAATACCATGATCATATACACAGGAGTCTATAGTAATCTGACCATATGTTTCTCCTTCAAGGTATAGTTCTTTAAATCCGTGGGCTGCTTCAATTACATCGTTAACTTCTGGTGGCCATTCATTATAATATATTCTTGAAAGACTGTTTATCTTATCAGATGCAAATCCAGGAATACAAACCATTGGAAGATCTAAATTGTTTGCACTCCAGAGTAGTGGAAAGTGTGACCAGACTTTGGGGTTTGGCTCAAATACAACTACTTCCGCACCCCACATTTGACATAGTGCAGCAAACTCGCCTTCTTCTGCACCAACATAATACATAACATCTCCAGAAAAAATATTTTCAGACATGTGTTTTAGTCTTGGTTTTTCCCAACCATGTGGTTGATACCAATCAGGACGTGCAGCACGATGCTCTGGTAAAGTAATTTCAAACTCACCATTAACTATTACTTTTTTCATCTCAGTCATCTTGTAACCAATCCATTAAAGATACTTTTGGTGTCCATCCCGTTAAACCTTTAAACTTTTCATTAGACGCAAGAGTTTCTTGCACTTCCCCAATTCTTGACGGGATAAACTTAACATCATTTGAAATCATATTAGCAATATCAATTATAGAGTAATTACTTCCATACCCAATGTTATACACCTCACCAAAGCCATGACTTACTTCAGATGCAAGAATGTTTGCTTCTACTACATCAGATATATGTGTAAAGTCTCTGCTCTGAGATCCGTCTCCAACAACTGTCAATGGTTTTCTTTCATGATATTGCTTTAAGAATAATCCTATTACTGGTGCATACTGACCTTTTAGTGGTTGTCTATCTCCATAAACATTAAAGTATCTAAGTGATATAGTCTCAAGACCATAAAGATTATAGTAAACTCTTGCAAGGTTTTCACCGAATACTTTTGCTGCAGAGTATGGTGTTAGTGGGTCAGATGGTTGTGTTTCTATGTTTGGAAGTATTGCTTTCTTACCATAGGCAGATGATGTACTAGAATAAACAAACTTCTTTACTTTTGCTAAGCGAGATAGTTCTAATACATTAGCAGTTCCCACTGCGTTAGACTCAATAGATTTTCTAGGGTTTAAGATTGCTGGCTGAATTCTTGCATCAGATGCAATATGGAATACATAGTCAATTCCATTAAATAAATGCTCTATCTGTTTATAATCACATATATCATATTTATAATTATTTGCTTTTGGGTTCCAGTAAAATTGCTCATGACACTCTGCTGACTCATTATCTATACAGATAACATTATGACCAAGGTCTATAAGTTTATCAACAAGGTTGGATCCAATGAATCCTGCTCCTCCAGTTACTAAGCAATTCATTTAATACCCAACTCTTCTAAGATTGCAGTCCATCTATGGACATAAGTATGTTCTTTCTTTGTACGGTTATGACCGTTAACTCTGATTCTTTCTCGTACTAAAGAGTTTTCAAGATACTGATCTATCTTATCTCTTAAGTTATTAAAGTCTCCGTGCTTGTAGAATACAACTTCATCAGGCATAAAGTATTCATCTAAGCCCTTAATTTCTGGGTAGATGGTAAAACCACCACGACCAGTAGATTCAAACAATCTATCACTAGTATAATAGGGATACTCAAAGCCTATGTTAAGACTATCTCCTACTGCGATCTTACTCTTAGCATAGATACGGTTTAATGCATCACCACGAATAGTTCCAGTATCTCCATCGCCACCAACGTGAAGGAATCGTTTGCCGTATGTCTTTCTTAAGAAATCAATTAGTTCTGGGCGATACTTGTGTTCATGGTGATATCTTCTACTGCCAACAAAAATAACATCGTACTCAAAGTTTTGTGTGTCATAGTCTGGGTGGATGTAACATTCTTTATCGTATACCCCTGCAGGCATGAAGTGGCCTTTTACTGCGGTATTGTGATCAAACCAATCAGCCATAAGTTTATCTACGGTAAAGAAATGTCCAATAGTTCTATAGAAACTATCATGCTTAAGATCGTTTTGTCTATCAAGGCCAAACCATAAATCTAAATGATATGTCATTGTTGGAACACCACTAGAGTTAAGTTTATTAAGAACTTCATCCATTGTAATATTTCCAATGGTTTCCCAGCCATGTGTGTGTACCCAAATAAATAGATCAGAGGTTGATGCTTTTTCTAGGATGGTTTGTGTCTTGGCTTTACGCTCCTGCAATTTTGTCACGGTATGGCCTAAAGACTCTAAACTACTAGCATGATGATTCTCACTACTATAAGATACTTCAAAATTGCCAAGAAAAACTATATTAGCCAAGACTACCCCTTTGTTTTAATCTATTATAGCACCTCTGGCAAGAATTGAACTTGCGACACCAGGCTTAGAAGTCCTGTGTTCTATCCACTGAACTACAGAGGTATGGAGCGAGTGACCAGAATTGAACTGGCACAACCAACTTGGAAGGATGGCGCACTACCATTATGCAACACTCGCCTTGTACACCAGATAGGACTTGAACCTATGATAGCCGAATTATGAGTTCGGTGCCTTAACCAACTTGGCTACTGGTGCTTAAGTAATTAATTGCTCTTTCTAACCTATCGGTGTTATCTTGAAATACGCCAAGTCCACGGTTACAGTTATGGCAAATATGTCCTCTAAATGTATTAGTCATGTGGTCATGATCTACTACCCATATACTAGCATTTCCTCCAGTACCTTTTAATTCTTCTTCATTCTTTAAACAGATAGGGCAGATATGATCTTCTTCTGGATATCCCCAGACCCTTCTTAACTCTAGCCTTTGTTTTGCCAATTTGGAAGCACAAGACCTACACTCTGGCCTTAAATATTTCCCACCAGAAGATGGCGAAAATTGGGACTTATCTAAATCAAGCCCACATTTGCTACAAACCTTAATTTACTTGACCTTATAGGTCATAACAAAATAACATGCTATATACCCAGCAATAAATGCAGGGATTAAAAATAAAATATTAATCATCTTCTTCCTCAAATTCTCTAAGGGCATTGTTGTTATCGTTACAATAATTACAATCGCCGTGCTCTAATCTGTTACCGCAATAATTACAAAACATACTTCTCCTAACATATCTATTCTATCAGGTTTGTCAAACTTTTGCAACTATGGCAGAAATATAAGATTAATTTAAATATATATCTATATAATGCTTTTAGAAAGTGCCTCATTGTATAACTTATAACATTTTGATAAATTATACTTTTCTAATGATTGTTTTGAAAGATTATAATATTCATGTGTTTTTGATGTTGCAATATTTCCATCTTCAAGAGTTGCTGTTTTTTTAAACCACTCAAATTTATTAATTTCTTCAATTGTATTTATTTTATTGCCATTAAACTTTTCACATATTAAGTTAGAAACTTTGTCAATTTTATTTTCTATGCCATTAAAATTAATTATAAATTCTATATTCTGTAATATATAATTATAAAAACTTTCATATTGTTGAATTCTTGCATCACATGCAAACTGATGATTATGATTATAGTCTTCTAAATCTTTATACTGCATAGTAATCATTGAAGCAATGCTATCAAAAGGATCTCTAATTATTGTAATTATTTTTTTGTTATTAAAGATTTTGTCATGTGTTTTTCTTATATTAAAATCTGTTGTATTTTTTAAATAATGAAATAAAAAATTAGATCCAGATCTAGGATATGTACTTACTGTTAAGTTTATTATTTTATATTACCACCTTAAGTTAGTCTTTATCTGGTATTTCATCAAATCTGCGATAGCCTTTTCTAACTAATAATTTTGCTATTTGAAATGTAGCAATTAAGTATCCAAAAAACATACCCCAAAGTATATTTAATAACATATTAATATCCACCTGTGCACTCATTTCTTGTGTGATATAGTCTAATCTTTGTCATAATTTTGCGGGACGGACCAGAAAGATCTTCTTTACAGGTTAAACATTTATAAGACCATTCCCCAGTAAAGAAATCATGTACATAACCTTTAGCATTAATATACTTTCTGGCTACAAAGGTTTGAAATGGATCAGGAATCTTTAGTGATTGATTCAAATCTGTCCCAATGCCCCATAATACTACCAACAAATATATCTCCAGTTTCTCTATCTACAAGAAAATACTTCTCTGGACACTTAGTCTTAACTGTAAGGCTAATAGATTGTTCTAATTCTTCAAACTTTTTTGATTCTCTCATTCCTCTTCCTTTTCCCAATAGGCTTTACCAAAAGCATCATAGTCATCCCAACCCTCATCTGACATGTCTATTCTCATTTGATCTATCTCGTTCTTCCATTTATCAGTATCTATTATATAGTATGTTCCCCAACGCTCATAAGGTTTATTTAAAATTACCCACATTTTTGCGTGGTATTTATAACGAAATCCTAAGTTACTATCTAATTCCTCATCTAAATCAATAGCCTTAACAAGGTGATTACCTGCATATTCCCCACAAAAATTACCCATCCATCGTAATGGAAGTATCTTAGTCTTTTGAATCTTTGTTGAATGGTTCATCTTTAGGTACCCACACTTTCTTTCCATCTTTCCATACAGGCCAATAGCCTAGGCTACGCCAGTCCATCTGAGTTATTTTAGGCTCTTTCATTCATACCCTTACCAAAAAGTATTAAGCATTCCCAAAGAATTAAACATTTAGTGCATTGTATACCATCTTTCCTCATATACCAAGTATGTCTACACTCTTTTGACATATGCACACCAAATCCTGCTATCTGTCATGGTTTGATGAAGTTCCCAGAATAATGGATCTTTAACACTCATCTCACATTTTAGGCATTCTTGAGGTTTCATTCTTCTCTCTTCCAATGCAGGTAAGATTTAATATAAACTGCTGCATATGCAAGGGCACTGAAAATAAAACCATATTGATCTGTATGAATAGCATACGCTATCCAAAGACATTCATTAAATAGCAGTACAAACCATCCCCATATAGTTTTACGACCAACAAAGAAAATGCCTGTTACACCAATAACTGCCAATATCCATGACCACATTCTATTTACTCAAAATCTACTTGGTTTTCAAACATATTGGTCATGTAATTGCCTTCTCCTCTTGCCAACTTTGCAGCAAGCATACGCATACCAACTGCGTTTAGTTGAGAATTATCTTCCCCAAGCGATATTGATTCAATACCCCTAGCAATTTCTTCTCGTAATGTCATTTCATCTAGGCTCATAATTTACCAACTAAAATAGCAGCCATCTTAAGACCCCTAACAACTCCATCATGATAATCTTGATTTTTAATAACCTTAGTAGTGTCCCAAATTCGATAGGACTCTTTGTTTATTAGTTCGGAAATTTTTTGGTTTGTCATACTTCTATTATACAGTCTATAGGTTTATCTGTCAAGTTTATAGCAATATGTATTAAATTATTTTATTCATAATTTTTGCGTACCCAAAATGTTTTTTTATACCAACCAGATAAAACTAACAACGAACTTTGTTTGTGAAGATTCCCAATTTTTAATAATCCTGGTATTTTTTTAGATTTCCAATTCTCTTGACGAAATAATATTAATTGTGCTATAGGTGTTCCTTGTGGAATAATTCCTTCAAAGCCTTTTTTAATAAAAAAGGGTGCACTGCCCTTAGACTGCATGACCAGCCCTCCATCAAAAATTCCACTTAATGTTGTAAAAGGTAAATCATGTCTATTTAATGGATGTGTAAATAGCGCACTATATCCTTTTGGAATAGTAAGTGCAACATTAGTTTTCCAAACATACTCAAGTGGATAATGTCCAAAAGGCACAATATTTTCATTTGATATTTCTCTCCAAGTTGGACATAACTCATCTGCACCTAATGCCCAAGTTAAAAATGGAGATCCATTATTATCTTTTACATAAACATCAAATGGAAGGGTAATAACATAACCATTTGTCATTGAATCTAAAAATGGTACACAAAGTTTTATTGTATGATTAAGTCCAGTTTCTACCTCAAACATTTTTTTATCTTTCCATTTAGGAATTTTTTTATACCACTCTGGAACAACTGTTTTTGATGGAACAATTATATTTTGATATTCTTCTACCCCTGACTCATACTTTAATATTGGAGTTTTTTTAAACATATCTAAGCATATCATATTTGCCACGGTATGTCAAGAATGCTCCTTACACACAGGCATAGGGATATTCTCCACAGTATCAAAGCAATGTCTGGGTTTGGAACATATATAACATAGGCTCCAGAGTTCTTTATTATTTAATCTTACTTTCTGGAAGTACTGTTGTTGAAGAGACTGCTTTTCTTTTTTAGACAAAGACAACTTAAATTGTCCAAAACTTCTTCATATCTGGTAAGGTTGCTGGATCTTTTGTAGGTATGCCTGCTTTAGCATAGGCTGCTCTCATAGTAGGATTATTATCAATAGCAAGATTAACTGATCCTTTAAGTTTTAAACCTACTTCATATTTATATTTTGCGGTATCAGAACTAGAACCAGGATTCATAATAAGACGAGAGTACTTAACACCTGCTGCTCGTAATGCTTTAACTGTTTCTGACCTTTGAGATTCATTTCTTCCAGTTACAATTATTAATGAACCTGGAAGTGAATTTACATAATCAATTACTCTTTGAATAGGTTGTGTGCCATTTCTTAGCAGGGTATCGTCAATATCACAAATTGTAGCCATAAATAGAGTATATCAGGTTAATTGCTTTATAATGTAGGTATGGAGCAAGCAGTACTATACCTACTATACAGTCCAACACATAGGGCTATCAAGATAGGCATATCAGATATCTCAGGTAAAAGGTTTGCAAGCCACAGGCAACATGGTTGGATATTAATTAAGTATTGGCACTTTTTTGAACGGTATAGGGCAAAAGAAGTAGAAACTACAGTACTAAGAACACTAAGGGATAGATACGGACACTATCTAACTAAAGAACAAATGCCACATGGGGGATATACAGAGACCTTTGATGCAAATAAAGTAACCAGGAGAATGTTGATCCGTATGGTTAATAAGGCGATTAAAGATCAAGGTTTGTAGGTTGTCTATCATCATCCATAGCCCCACAAACAGTACATGTTACCTGGCCATCAAGGTCTAGTTCATAATCACAGCCATACTTTGTACATGTCATTTTATATCCTTAGATACTAGATACTTTTCCATGAGTTGATCAAAGACTTCTTTGCACTTGGCATCGTTCCAACCATTTTCCATAGCAGTAGTAGATACGGCTTCTCTTAGTTGACGGCTATACCAGAATAGTTCGTTCATATTTATGGTTTTAATATCATTTCAGCATCACAAGGACAGATTATTGACTCTGGCAATGTATGGACTTTTGTGTTGATTGCAATGGTTGTTGCACACTCTGGACACTTATAAGTTTTCTTCATATATCCATCATACCATTCGGCGGAAAAATTGTCAAGTTTTTAAAGTTCGGCGGAAATAGAGGTAACAAACCTTCCCCTGCCCTAAAAGGGCACTATTGGTTAATATCCCCAATATGCGATACTTCTACAGCAAATCTATATCTTGTATTATTTTTAAGAGCAGCAGAGACTTTACGGCCACCTACTTTAATTACAGGCTTAGACTTCATTGGCTTACGCTTACCTTTGATCCTAGGCCCCTGCCTATGCATGTTCCTGGTAGTAGGCAAAGATGTAACAAATAGATTAGGTTCTGAGGTTTGCATATTAATCATTTTGAACACTCAAGATGCTTGGTCTTTTTATTTTTCTTATTCCATAACATTTCTTCTTTAACTAATATACCATTATTGCAAACACAGCACAGCCCCGAATACTGACTTATTATTTTAATCCACTTAGGACCTTTAGTCTTCTTATTAGTTTTCTTAGGCTGGGCTTTGAGTTCTTTCTTTCTGGCTGGTGTTAAGATGTTTCCAGCACTATCGTAGCGCACAGTACTAAATGCATTATTTTTTGTTCTTACTTGTTTAATGTGCATATATCTGCCCTTTAATAGTTTCTATATTTCCAATTTAGCAGGGTATAGACAAACTCCCCATACCAAACCTTACTACAACGCTTAATACCATCTTCCCCATAGTGATCATACATAAATAGGATTAGTTTGGCTTTATCCCTAGTCCTAGTAAACTTACCGCAATAGATGCAGGATTCAAAAATATACTTAGGCAAAGGTTTGTCAAAATCTACATCGTTTTTCTTCATCAAACCATCATATCAAAAAATTCGGGGGAAGTCAAGATAGTATCGTAATCCATAGTATAAACACATTATGGCATACATAGCATACAGGCACAGTTTACTTCATGATAGTATGCTGGATTACATTTAGGACATTTGTCTGTTGGTTGGTTAATATAGGAAGGAACCTCAAACATTAAACCACAGTTAAAGCATAGTATATTTGCCATGTATCCAGCATATCACAGATGGCCAGAAAGATCAATACCGTTTGAAATATGGGATGGTTTGAAGGTTATCCACAAGGTTTATGGCTAAATAATGTTAGTTATCCACAAGTTATCCACAATTAAATGTTACTGATATTTTTTAGATTTATCTTAAAGTGGAGGAAAGTGGAGGATAGTGGGTTATTGGGCACTTATTAGAGGGGCTCGTAATCCCGCAGCGGACAAACCTCCCCTTCCCAAACCTTCAAACCTTTACATATCAAACCTTTGCCTGGATTATACTCCCAAACCTCCCATTTGTCAACCATATTTGATAACGATTTGATAACAAAACCCTATATAAAACCTTGCAGAAATGTGAGAAAAATGTAGAAAACCTTACATAAAAATCTATAAAGGTTTGATAATATTCTAAAATCCAGGGAAAAATATATGTCCTTCGTAATGTCTTTTATACTATGGGGTTTGGTATATCTTTCTGGATCCCCCAATAAATTCCGTGGGTTCGTAATGTCTGATAAGACTATTTGAAATGCTTGCGACGCAAGACCGCCAAAATACGGCGGTATATAGAAGGATGATCTTTACCCCTAGTATAACTACGAGAGTTACCAAACCTTGCAAAGTATCTTTTAGGCATATAATTATTATACACTGGCTTTAAGGTTTGACATGCAAAGGTTTGTATGGTATAAGGGTTTGACAAACAAGGTTTGATATGCTAGAATCCTGCAAAATTTTTTATTGGTTCGTAATGTCTAGAATCCTGGGAAAAAGATCTTCGATTCGTAATAAGGTTTGATGGTTGAAAGGTTTGTCGAAAAATCTCAGTCTTCTGCAGCAGCGATTTCTAAAACCTCATCAAGGGTCATGCCTTCAATGATGTCATCTTCAGTTAGTTTGATAGATTGAAGAAACATCTCAAATGTATCAATTATATATCTGCGTCCATCATCTGAAACCTCTACAACTAATCCCTGTGAGGTTAGATATGCCAGTGGTAAACCTAGATCGTTATACTCTATGAATGCCCTGAAATCTTTCTCTTCCTTGTAGCCTTCATATAACTGCCCCAGGATTACGCACTGGGTTGCAAAGTCTGTCACTTAGTTTCCTGTGCCTTGAAAAAGTCAGCAGGGTTGTCATACATTGTCTCAGGGTCAATCTCTCTGATGTCACAAAGAGTACGCCATGCTAACTCTAACTGTGACTTACCTGCCTCTGTAGGCTCTGCCCAACCACCTGCAACAAAGTCTGCAAGACCAAGACCGTCTTCAAGGTCTTTCCAAAAGTCAGAAGGCAGATACTCTACATCTTCTAACTCTAATGCGTCTGTATTAATCTGTGAAAGAATAATAGCAATCTTACCAAAGTCCACTTCTCCACCGCTCTCTCTGTAGGTTGGGGTCTAGAATACCTTCTTTTTCATACTGGGCACTCTCAATCATAGCAATTAATCTATTGTATGTCAAGTGTGGCAATACCCTTGCCAACATTATTCCTGTTTGGTCAAGGTCTAAGTTTAGGTCTTCTATGATAGTTTTAATTCTCATGGCTACACGCTCTTCAGGCGTGATACCCTTACTAATCCTAAAAGTCATTTAGTCCCCTTCTATCCATTATACCAAAAAGATAGGGGGAGGGCAACCCACCACAGTTCACCCTCCACCCTTTAGCAGGAAGAGTGACCCTACTCCCCCACCAGCGCAGCGACAGGCATATACGCCTGTACAAATAGGTCCCATTGGACTGGTACGTTATCAGTAACAGTCTTATTAACAAAATCAATAATCACTGTCTGCTCACCTAGGTCAAAGTTATCCCCAGTCACAGAATAAATACCAAACCCTGTTTCATCTAAAATGTTATGCTGAATAAGATAACTGATCATCATACGTGTTCCATATGCAGCGTCACCCCATCGTGGCTTTGAATGCTCTAGGGCTCCAGCAATGTCCCGCTCCCATCCATCCTGTCCCCAGTGGCTGTATAGGACAACCGATGAGTCAGTACCGTCTTTAAATACAAAGTTAATCCGTGCTCCCATTATTCGTCTACCTTCCAAGATACAATTGATAATTGGTTTAATACTTCATTGCAGAGGTCTGTCTCATTATCTGATTCAGCCTCATATGTAAAATTCATAAAATGGCCATTGGGTTCAAATATTACTTCTACTTCATAGTTAGGCATTTTGGGTCTCCAATCCAGTAAGTTTCATTTCTTCAAGGGTAGCACAGTTAGGGCATTTTTCCAAATCAACTTCTTGAAATGCATCTCTAATAATATTATCAGGGTCCTCTAACTCTGAGTCACAGTTCTCGCAGTAATACCACGGTACCCCAACTTGAATCTGAATGGTCGTATCAGGTGGACAAGGTACCTCAGTAACAAAATATCCTATGCGGTTAACAAATCCCCAACCGCTCCAGATGTACATGCCACCGTCGTCCCCGTCACCAAACATCCATATTTTATCATTGTCCTGTGACTTAACGAATTCTACTTCAGGGCCATATGTCTCAAACATGTGACCATCAAATGAAGAGGTAACCTCAATGTGATTCTTAATAGGCTTATAAGTGTCAAACCATTCTTCCTCAGTCATCTCAATGAAGCGCTCATTATTCATCTGAGTCAGCCAATTGAACAGGTGAAGCGTATTCCTTATTAAATATGATTTGATAGGCAGCAGATAGCCCGTCCGCAAAACCATTTGCTTCTGTGCGTTCCATTGATAACATTGCGTCACCATAGTCGCCGTCTTCTTCTTCCTTTGCTATCTCTAAGAAATCTAAAGTAGCCTTGTCAATCATTTGTTCTAGCATTTCTTGCGGGGTCATCGCTTCTCCTCTATGTGTTTACGGTCTATAGATAAATTATAGGTCATGGCATATACATTTGTCAAGGCCTCTAGGTACCCTTCCAAAAATCTATCGTCATTGTCTCCGTCCATGACTTCTTCTGTCTCCAGCATTTCAACCTTTAGGTAGCCGTGGATAACATCAATTAATGGGATAGTTACATCTTCAAGTGACTTGACTAAATATTCGGGTATGAAAGGATACTTATCGCTCATCTAATACTCTTAACAAGTGGTAGCAAGCAATCATCTGTCCATTGAGAGAGACATCTTCTATCTCTAAGGATTGGTATTCATCTGAGTCATAGTCGTCATAGAATCCCATTTCCTTTTGCAGTTCCTCAGAGTCTTGCTCCAAGGATATAAGGTGCGCCTTAATATATTCTCTGAATGTGTTTAGGTCCATTGGGATGACTCTCTTAGGGCAGGGTCAAAGATTTCACAATAACATCCATGGCATAACATAAAGTTATCTGCTTCATCAACGTTAAGTTTATTTCTGCAGAGTGTGCAGTCGTAATCAGTAAAGGTGGCAAATCGGGTATATATAATATTGTTCATAATACTAAGTATACGGGTTGGTGTTGATTTTTACAAGTTGTGGGGGTGTGACTTCAATCACAGGTTCAAAGAGAGGCGCATTGCCGTTTGATGTACCAATATTAATTATATTAGCAGATCCACAAGGACACCAGCCTCGCCACTCCCTAATATTTTTCAGGGTAGTTATCTCAATCAGAGCATCACAATCAGTACATAGATAATCATACTTAGTCCAGTTCCACATTAGTCAAAGTACCCTTCTGCCCATAGTCCTTCTAAGAAACTAGATACTTCTTCTAATCCCTTGGAAATGCCTGAATTGCCTAATTGTTTACAAGCAATATTAATAGTGGCAAGCATCATATTTATATCAGATACTTCATAGCCTAACATAGTCCACCCCCATATTCATACATTAAATCCATTGCCATATGTAATTTACAATCACATTCTCCACCATTCATGTTATCCATGAAATCAAAATGAGAAAAATTCTCATCATATATTTTTTGCATTAGTTCATCTACTGTGTAAGGTTTTGTAGTGGTAGTCATATATTAATTGTAGCCGAAATCGTGGAAAAATGCAAATCCTTACGTAATCGTAAAGAGTGATAAATATCACATTGTCGAAAAATTTCTTGCGATCCGTATGGGACTTGAACCCATGACCTCCACCGTGACAGGGTGGCGAACTAACCAACTATTCTAACGGACCAAATGGTGAGCAGTTTTAATTCTTGCTCAGGAATTTTTTTAGTTATGCAATCTGCAAAGTGTTTTGCACAATTTTTAGCAAACGATTTTTTTCTGCATTGATAGCAGGGTCAAATCCGCTTGCGCTTGCAAGGATAGATTCGTTAGAACCACCACGAGCAGAACGATACCAATCAAGGCGTTCAGTTAGTGCATTGAAAGCACCCCACGCATTACCAGCAATCATACCATTAAACTCGCCTGTATAAATGTCGTTGATAACATCTACCTTGTTTTCCCACTTCTTGAAAGCACCCTTAGAATCTTTTTCTGGCTTAGGGTATGCAGCAAGAATGATGTCGTTGAATTGCTTAGCATTGACTTCTTT